GATTTGGTAAAGTTGGTTCTAAATGTTGTACCAGTAATATCACTTGTTGTGGTTAAGTTAGCTAACAATGGTGATAGATAATCTGTTAATGTTGTATAATAAGTATTATAGTTTGTGTTCTCTGTAACTATTCCTAACTGTGCTGCAAGTGAGTTTATACCAGATTTTTCACCAATTATGGCATCATATTCCACTTTGGTTTGCTGCTTCTCTAAAGCTGTTAACTTATTATCATTAGCCATATCAGTCAAATTACTAATAGCTGTATTAGCTGTACTATTAGCAGTTGTAGCAGTGCCATTTATAACACTACTCATCTTATTAAATAGTATCTGTCTATAGTTGTAAAAATTGGTAAAGTTGGTTCTAAATGTTGTACCAGTAATACTACTTGTTGTGGTTAGATCACTTAGTAGAGGTGATAGATAATCTGTTAATGTTGTATAATAAGTATTATAGTTTGTGTTCTCTGTGGTTATACCCAATGTTGTAGCTAGTGAGTTTATACCAGATTTTTCACTTACTATGGCATCATATTCCACCTTGGTTTGCTGCTTCTCCAAAGCTGTTAACTTATTATCACTTGATATATCATTCAATAAACTAATAGCTGTTGCACTATTACTTGTAGCTGTAGTTAAATTTGTGTATTCTGTTTGATTTATTGTGTTTAATGTTGTTGGTCTATCACCTAAGTTAGTATATCCTGTGCTACCTGATGATACAGTTATACTTCCTGTTACTGATAATGTTCCATTATTAAAGTCAAACTTATCACCAAGCTTTAGTCTATTTGCATCAAGGTCAAAATATGTTGTATTAGCAGTATTTTGTAGTCTACCAGATACCATTGTACCAATATTTGATGAGTATGCTGATAGGTGACCTATAGCAGCAAGTTCAGCAATAAGTATTCTTGCAGGAACAAACTCATATAATGTTGTTGTATATGAACCTGTAAGATACAACCTGATATACTTTGCAACTAAGTTATTTGAGAATATAGCATAGTTTTTACCAGATACCAATTGAAAGTAATTGGTTCTTGCATCACTTTGACTTGATGCTGTCAATAATTTATCATTACCATCAAGTGTATGGTCTGATTCTGCCTTAAGATATGTCCAATTTGTACCATCAGTTGAGTATGCAATGTAGATTCTACCGTTAGCATTATTTGTCCATAAGCCTATTCTATCAAAGTAATCCTCAACACCATATTGGTATTGGATATACTTATCTGTTCCACTTACAGTATAACTAACACCATCAGTTGATAGTGCTCCATTGTATAGTTTTTCAAGTGTTGCTGGTGTATTGTTATCACTATCAGTTCTTATTATGGATTCAGATAGTTCAATATCTATGTTTATACTTGGTATTTGGTAAATTGTTTCAGCACCAGATACAAGTGATTTAACACCTGCTCCAAATAGATCATATGGTTCAATCTGGCAGTAGTAGTCTATATCAGCCGATAAACCATTGATATCCAATGTATTTGTTGGATGGTTCACAACACTATGAACTGTTGCTGGTGTATTGTCTATATCAACATATACCTTATAGTAAGATATATCTTTATCAGCTGATATAGTCCATGATGCTTTAAGATAGCCAAACTTTGATTCTAATATTGGTGTAACACCAGACATATCAGGAGCAGGATTTGATGCACTTAGTGTAGCATATGTTGCTGAGGCATTATTGAATACATCCACAGTATAAACATAGAATAGTAATTGTCTTAGTGGTTCTGTGTTATCATTCACATTGTCTTGGTATGTATAAGTATATGTTGTATCTATCTTTGATGCTGTATTAAATGATCTAATAAGTGTTGTATCTGGTTTCCTTACCTCAACTTTATAGTAGCCAATATTACTTGATCCAACATCTCTACCATCATACTGTGATCCAATTGATCCTTCCCATACTATAGTACAATCAGCACCAGTCCAGAAGCCATCACCAGATAGTGTATTAAGATTTGTTGGTGCAGCTAAACCTGTTAGATCAGTATCCATACTAAAGTCAGTATATGTAAGCCATTCTGATACAAGACCAACACCTTTTGCTCTAACACCTATATCATATACATCACCTTTTGTATCTCTCCAATCATAGTTAGATTCTCTTGTTTCACCAAGGTATTTCCACCCACCATCTGTTGGTTTATATCTTAACTCATATGAGTCTGTTCTTGGATCAGTTGAGTGTATCCAACCAATCTGGATACCAAATTTTCTTATATCTTGGTCACCTTCTGTATATGTAAATCCTTCAACAGATATACTTGTAGGTGGTGTAAGGCTACTTGAGACCAATGTTGTATTTGGAACAGGTATCTCTCCAACAACACCAGTTTCAATAGCTGAATACTTATTTGCATCATATTCTATTGCTGATATATTAAAGTAGTTATCAACCTCACTTATACTTGCAACAACAAACTTCCTTGTTGCTATATTGGTTGATGATATAATAACCATTCCCTCATATTGTGGAGCAACAGCTAAAGCTGTGGTCCATGTCAGTGTACTACTTGTACCAGGTGAATTTGTTAACTGTCTCTCAACAGCAGTTGTATATGGTTGCTGTATTAAAGCAGTATATGTATTACCAGCCACAAATGTTATAGGTCTATCAAGAACAATTGATTTTGTTGTACTTGATTTAATTCTACCTTCTAGTGATACACCAGCATAGAACTCATCTTGTATTGCTAATAAATCTCCTGGTATACAATCAGCAAATTCCATGTTGCCAGCAAACTTTACTATAGAGCCAGTATGTGTATCAGTGTATAATACATTCCTACCTCTTCTGATTGCTTCAGTTCTTGATGTACAACCAAAGGCTGAGAAGTCTAACTCATTATAACCAAAGTCTCTTATACCCTGTTCATCAACTAACTCTAATGTATCCAACTTACCAAACTTATCTGGGTTATTCCAAGATACTCTTACAACAGTATGTTTATTTCTTTTTGGTATACCTTGGTATTCAAAGCCATCTGGTGATACATTGGATAAACCAACAGGTCTTGCTGGTGATGTTATAGGTCTATCTTGGACAAACTTAAGCATACCAGATGACCATATTGTATATGCACACATAACAGAGCATAGATGGGTTATTACCTCAAGTGCTTGTGCCCTTGTTTCAATAACACTATTAAATGAGTATCTATGTTCTGTTCCTGTATCAGCTGTATGTGATCCACTTGTGTTTATAGTCATAGTTGAGTATGATACAAGTTGGTCACAGTATTGACCACAGGTATATAAGCCCCACTTATCAACCATATCCTCTGTTATTATATCACCAAGACCAATTGTATCATTAGTTAATAGGTCATATACTATCCATGCAGGGTTATTTGTTGTTGCAAGTATAAATGTTCCATCCCAGTCACCAGTATAACCTCTTTGAACAGCATCATAGTTTGATGGTACCTTTATTTTCCTACCGTTTATCTTATATGCTCTTGTTGGTAATGTGTTACCAAACTGACTACTGTTTATGGTCATACCAACAACAGCTCTATCATAGTATCTTAATTTTGTGTCTATTTGTGTTGTATAACTATACCATTTGAATGCGTTAACTATATTAAGTGTTTCACTATCATCAGTTATTCTTTCAACAGTGATAACCCATGGTGCTGAACCATATTGACTTAAGTCTCTTATCTCAAATTGTTTCCTGTATTCACTTATACACTTACCAAATATCTTGCCTTGTGTTTCCTCACTAATTGCTACCTGTTTGGTACCTGCACCATTATCAGGTGTTATTGAAACTCTTATCTGTAATGTTGTTTCCTTCTTATCACCATTGTCTTCCTGTTTTAGTAATGCTGGTAACTGTATTGTTATCTTAACATTATCAACATTTGAGTCTGTTATAGACCTTGTTATACCACCACCAGTCTTGGTAACATTTGTATCAACAACAACCTCAGCTTCTATTGGACTGAATCCTGGAAGGAAGTCTTGTGTTTCAGTACCATTGTTACCAACTATTGTTATACCAGTATAATTATATGTCTCTGTAAGTGATGATGGGTTTTGAACAGGTACCTCATTTAGGAATGTTGATTTATACCAGTTATTATCTATTGCTGGACCACCAATCTCACCTTCTGCTATCAAGTCAACTATATTGGCATATGTATTAGCCTGTAATGTGTTATTATCCTCAACAGGTACATATGGTGCTGGAGCACTACCACTTCCACCTTCACCAATAACACTTATTTTATCTTGTTTCATTGTATTCTCCTAATTATACTGCTGGAACTGATACAGGTATATCACCAATGTTAAGACCACCTGATACAAATATTGAACCAACAAACACATCCTTACCATATACAAGTGGAACAGCACCACCAGGTTCAGTTCTATTTAGTGGTCCATTAAATAAATATGATGGTCTACTATCAGCATCCTCTCTATCTGTATAATTATTAACACCAGGTGATGGTGACAACATTGCAGCAACACCTCCTAATGCTATACCAATACCCATTTGAATCAACCAAGGCTGTTCCAATACAAAACCAACAACTATCATTATAGCACCAAGTATAGCACCAAGGAAGCCATTTCCACCATATCCAATTGGTAAAGGTAGTATATGCCAAGTTGTATCAGAGAATATCATATCAACTTCCTGTTCACTAACAACCTTACTGTTTTTTAGTGTTGATCCCCTCTTTATAGAGTAATATCTATCCTTATCTATTGCTTTCCTAAATCCAGGTCTATTAGCATCAGCAGCTCTCATAAGTTCATCAACTGATCTAACATCACAATCTATAGTTGTACCAAATCTCTTTTTTAATGCACCATATAAAACTATCATTTTTTAAGCCTCATAAATTTACTAATGTATCGTTGACTGAAACTCATCGGGTATACACCACTTATGTGATTACAAAGATGGTGTAATACTTCATCCTTACCAATAAGTACACCAACATGGTTTACATATTTAGTTCCACCAATAGTATATAAAATCAAATCATTTATAGTTCTATCTTTTGCTTGTATATACTCATATGATACATCCTTTAAGTTATCCTCAAACAATGGCATACCCTTTAACCAGAAGTTCCACTCCTTTGGTGGGTTAGGTAGATCAATATCCAATGTTTGCTTTATATAAGTGCTGACAACTGTAAGACAATCAAATACACCAAAGAAAAAAGGTCTTCCAATCAACTCAACAGGCTTCTTTGGATCATATACTATACAGTCCATAAGTGATCTATTTTTTAGGTTTATTATACAGAATGGAATGTCAAGTTCTTGTTGTAATATTTGATCTCTAACTGACATCATATTGAAATCATTATGTGAGTGTATAAGACATTGTATACTTCCACTTACATAATAACTAAAGAATTCATTGCTTTTTATCTCAAAAGCCTTATCTGGGTTCAAATGCTCATTTATTAATGGGATATATGTATTATCTACAACTATACCACAGGATTCATTTGGAAACTCAATTTTAGCATGTTTTATTGCATCATCTATACATTCCTGACTTATATCACCAATGTACACATTTGGACTATACTTAAACATAAATTACCCCCAATTATCATTTGTATGCAGCTCCTACTTGACCAACAACAGGGAAACCTTTGAAAGGAAGCTGGTCACCTGATGCTGTGTATCTTAGTTTACAGTCAAACAGCTTCTTACCACACATATCATTAGCTGCTGTTGTTGATGTGCCATCATACTTAAAGTAACCTGTACCTGTATATGGACATGTTGCTATAGAATAATCGAATGCACCATCAGTATATAGTCTATATCTATGTTGACAATATTGTAAAACCTGATTCTTTGGTAAAAATCTATTACCAAAATCAACTGGTGTTACTAACTCCCACTCTATTGTATACTTATTCTGTGATAACTTCTGTTCAATATAAAACACATCAGTTGGGAATATAGCACTTGGGTCTGCATCAACCTGATCATCAAGGTACCTTCTAAATGTTCTCAATCTTGTCACTTTGGCACCAAGACCATCATTATATGCGTTTATGAATGCAATAAAGGTTAGATTTATGTTTGATACCTTCAATCTTGGTCTTGGTAACCTACCATCACCTGTTGACTCAAGACCTGTTATCTCAACAGGTAACTGTATATACTCCACATTATTGAATACTAAATTGGAACCACCTGATACAGCTGGTGTAAAAAAGGAAACACTACCACCTAATGCTGTTGCATCTATTGAATATAAGTCAACAAGCTCACTTCCAATAGATAATCTCTGTATATCTGACTTTATCTTTTGATTTGTTGTCATTATATAGGCCACTCCTCAAAAGACGCATTTATAATATACTGATTGTATCCCAAAGGCTTTATTGACCACCTCTTACATAAATACTTCTTTT